CAGCTTTCGGATACCGTACTTGCCTTGGAAAGAGATCAGCAATCGGATGATGATGTTTCAACTCTAAGAATTTTAAAAAATAGATATTCAGGTGAAACAGGTGTTGCCGCTGAACTGAAATACGATAAATCTACTTGTAAATTTAATGAAACTACGAACACAGTTTTCAGTGCCTCAACAGACTTCTGAGGAGCTGAAAAAACCAAACCCACCAAGTAAACAAGCAGTTAAGAAAGCAAAGTTTAAGGATAAAACCTATGCCGGAAAAACAAATGCTGGTGTTTGACTGCGAAACTAACGGACTATTACATGACGTTTCTGAGATACATTGCATTGCCATCTACGATTCCACGAAAGAAGAGACCTTCGTATTTAATAATCAAGGTGGTAAGTACCCACCGATCACGGAAGCTTTGCATTGGCTCACCAGTGCTGATGTCATCATTGGTCATAATATTATTGGCTATGATTTACCTATTCTTCGGAAAACTTATCCTTGGTTTAAGTATGACGGGGATGTTCTTGATACTCTTATTTTATCTAGGCTGTATCATCCAAACATGATTGATATAGACAAGAAGAGAAATGTAGCAAGAATGCCATTACAACTATATGGAAGACATTCCTTAGAAGCTTACGGATATAGGTTAGGAGAATATAAAGGAGAATTTGGTAAAACAACTGACTGGCAAGACTGGTCACAAGAAATGCAAGATTATTGCGTCCAAGACGTACAAGTAACAACTAAATTATGCGAGCACTTCCGCCCTTATTTGACTGGCTCGCGTTAGAGCATACAGTCGCACAAATACTAACTGAACAAGAAATACATGGATGGTACTTTAATGAATCAAAAGCTCAGCAACTTGAGTCATCTCTCAGAGGAGAGATGGAAGAACTTACTGAAGTACTTCGGAAAGAATGGACTCTCATTGGAGGAGCGATGTTCACTCCTAAACGAGATAACTCTACACAAGGATACAGAGCCGGAGCAGAGTTCCAAAGACTAAAAGAATTTAACCCAACTTCACGAGATCACATAGCATGGATTCTTACGAATCGTTTGAATGTCAAACTGAATCAGACCACTACGACTGGGAAACCAATTATAGACGAGACTACATTGACGGAGATAGATATTCCCTTCTCCAGAGCATGTGCGAAATGTTTGACGATAAAGAAAAAGCTTGGAATGATATCCGAAGGCGTGAACGCTTGGAACAAGCTTGTTACTGGTGAAGGACGTATCCATCACCATTGCTCGGTTAGTACGAACACATTTAGATGTGCTCATCGTAAGCCGAACTTAGCGCAAGTACCAGCTTCAGAAGAATTTAGAGAACTATTTACAGCCAGTCCCGGAATGGTAATGGTAGGTGCTGATTTAAGCGGTATAGAACTGCGAATGTTAGCCCATTACTTAGGACGATATGACGGAGGTCGATATGCCGACATATTACTCAATGATGATATACATCAAGTTAACGCTGACAAAATAGGAATCACCAGAAGGCAAGTCAAGACTGTAACTTATGCATTCTTGTACGGTGCTGGAAATCAAAAAATAGGAGAATCATATGATAACTCTTTACAACCCAAGGAAGCTAAAAAAAAGGGATCCGAGATCCGAAAAGCTTTCGTATCTGCAATCGAAGGATTGTCTGACTTACTTGGAGCGGTTGCAGCTAAGTCTGCTAATGGGTTCTTGCTGGCATGTGACGGAAGAAGGGTGCTGGTCGATAGCCCGCACAAAGGATTAAATTATCTCCTTCAATGCAGTGCTGGTATAGTTGCTAAACGATGGATGGTTATAGCAAACGAACATATACAAAATGTCCACACTCATCAACTAGCTTTCGTGCATGATGAGCTGCAATACGAAACAACTCCAGATAATGCTTTTATTTTAATGAAAGTCCTTGAAGCATCAGCAAAATTAGCTGGAGAATACTACAACCTACGATGTCCAATCGCAGCAGAAGCAAAAACTGGAAACAATTGGGCAGAAGTACATTAAAATATGAAATTATTGATTGATTGCGACTACATAGTATATAAATGCTGTGCAGCTGCTGAAACCGAACTGGATTTTGGTGATGACGTTATAGTTGTAACTTCACAATTTAGTGAAGCTTATAAATGTGTAGAAAGAGATTTAAACAAGATTAAAAATGAATTTCCGTTTCATGACGAAATTATTCTCTTTTTTACAAGCCCTAACAATTTTAGGAAAAAAATTTTACCGGAATACAAGGGACATCGAAATCGAAAAAAGCCCTGTGGATTTAAAAGAGTTATCAATGAACTCTCAAAACACTACAAGGTAATAGTTAAACCTACTCTTGAAGCTGATGATTCTATGGGAATCTACGCAACTAAATGGACTGGCAATATGATTGTCTCTCCTGACAAAGATATGCGTCAAATTCCTGGAAAATTATATGACTTCAATGAGACAGTTGAGATAACCCCTGAAGAAGGTGCTAAATGGCATTTAATTCAAACGCTTTCTGGCGACAACACAGATGGGTACTCAGGTGTGCCAGGAATTGGTATAAAACGTGCTGAACAAATCTTTAAATTAAAAGGCTACACATGGCAAGCTGTCGTAGAAACCTTTGAAGAAAAAGGCATGACTGAACAAGATGCATTAACAAATGCAAGACTCGCAAGAATACTTACTGTTGATGATTATGACTCAGAAAAACAAAAACCAATCCTTTGGACCGCCCCCTCCAATTACAGAATTGACAATGGAGCAAGACTTGAAGCTGCGACAGCTTGAGTTAATGCTTAAAAAACCTGAGACAAGAAAAGAAGACATCACATTAGTCATGCTTGCTTTACAAGAGCAAGCCTTTGTCTTGTCTAATTGCATAAAAAATCTTATAGAAAAATGGCCGAAACCACCAACGACCACGGACCTCAGTACTACAGACGAGGTTCCATTGATGTTTGGGATTTTATTAGAACGAAACAACTTGGATTCCACCTCGGAAACGTAATCAAATACGTGTGTCGAGCGGGACATAAAGATAACGATATAGAAGATTTAAAAAAAGCTGTCCACTACTTAGAAAATGAAATTGAATACAGAACCAAACATCATAGCTAGGACTGGTCGAGTCCAGCAATGGATTGATAATCCAACATCACGTCTACCCGTAAGTTGCACAATCTTCGTAGTCGAAGACTCAATGGAAGGTCCAAATGGAATTGAAGCAAGCTGGCGTTTTGTTAGCCATGCTCTCCGCTTTGGAGCGGGAGTCGCGGTCCACCTGTCGAAACTTAGACCCGCTGGAACAGAAACAAATAAAGGACCTGATACTCTCGTTGCATCAGGACCCGTATCATTCGCAAAAATCTACTCAACATTAAATGAAATACTTAGAAGAGGTGGCACTTATCGCAACGGCGCGTGCGTTTTGCATCTTGATATTAACCACGCCGATATTCTTGAGTTCGTGCAAGTCTCCCGACAAGAACTCCCATGGGTTAAACGATGTGTTGACCTCACCGAATCCCTCTGGGCTGAAGCAAGTACTGAAACAAAGGAAAGCATTATACGAGGAATTGCTAGAGGAGACATCTGGCTCAATAAAATAAAATATGATGATGACGGAATTAGAATCTGGAGCAACGTCTGTCTTGAGGTTTACTTGCCCTCACGCGGAACGTGCCTCCTACAACACCTTAATATGTCTGCCTGTCGTATCGGCGACCTACGAAAAGGTATGCGTGAAGGCATGTCAGATTTGTGTAAGCTCCACAGTGGGACAGGGATTGACAAGTCTGGAGAATATCTTGCGCCAGATATCGATAGGCAAGTTGGATTCGGACTCTTAGGTCTAGCCAACTTTTTAGCAAATAACAAAATAACCTACGCTCAGTTTGGCGAAGCTCTTCAAGCAACTAATGATGCTGAGACCTACGAAGGCTACGCGGGATTAGCTGCACGCGAGCTTTTTCTGGGCGTACAAGAAGCAGCAAACATAGCAAGAGAGAACAACATGGTTAGAGCATTTGCTATAGCTCCAACGGCTAGTTGTTCTTATAGAAGTAGAGATCTCAATGGCTACACAGCAACTCCTGAGATCGCACCTCCTATATCACGTACAGTTGACAGGGATTCGGGTGAGTTTGGGGTGGAAAGAGTGGAATATGGCAACGTAGAAATCGCATCCGAAGTTGGATGGGAAAATTATAAAAAGGTAGCTGACGAAATAATGACCATGCTATCGAGAACAGGATTGCTTCATGGCTATAGCTTCAATTCTTGGAGTGACATGGTGACTTACGATGAAGCATTTATAGAAGAGTGGCTTAAGAGTCCACAGACTTCTCTTTATTATGCGCTGCAAGTTATGGGCGATACACAAGACAAGTCTGATGCTTATGCAGCAATAGATCAGTCAGATATCGATAACTACTTGGCAGACATAATGAGTAGTAAACCCGATGAAATTGAATGTGACTGTCAACAATGAACCCCTACGAGAAATTATTAAAACGAAAAAGAACTTGGACACCGGTCCAAACTACAAAAGGAAAATTTAAAGATGGAGCAGAAGAAACCATCTACCGTTCTCTTGCAATTCGCCACATGGAATTACCTGTGGGCAATTTCATACAGGAATCACTCTCGGAAATTCCTGAATTATCTAGAGAACTTCTGGAGTCAAACGTAAAAGATGAGATCAAGCATGACTTAGCTCTCGGATATATCACCAACGCTCATGGCGTGGATGACAAAGCTGAAGCAGAAGCACTACGCCTGAGAGATGCTTGGATGGCTCATCCAGATCACACAATTACTAAAGCATTAGTTATAGAGAGGGCAATATTTTTTGTTCTCTTACCTATGTTTAGGTTTAATGGTGACTCTGGACTGATGACCGTATCAGCAGATATCTCCCGGGACGAACAAGTCCATGTGGCAACTAATAGTTTGGTGTGTACAGAGATGGGATTAACTCCCAGCCCTTCACTAGACAAACTAAGAAAGGCAACGATCAATTGGATCATGCAACCACTCGCTTTGCATAATGACGATAAATATTTGAGCAAAAAATTTTGGCTCGATGCTAGTGATCGACTTATGTACGAAGGCAAAGCACCACAATTATCCGACACCAGAGCTGGAAGAATGCCAGCTTTTTTTGAGCATGACAACAGAAATCTCCCTCAATACGCTTAAGCTTCACAACGAAAGGTTGGACAAGCTGATAGATACACTTGAGGAAAATTTTGGTTGGAAACCTATCCACCCAAAGGAAGACATAAATACAATTATGTACCGCGCTGGTCAAGCCAGCGTCATTGAATATATAAGATCCATTATGGAGGACGAAATCTAATGTGCGTATTTGGAGGGGGAAACCCCGCACCACCACCACCAGCTCCCTTACCACCAGCTCCTACTCCACCTCCTGCACCTCCAGCTCCACTACCCACACCGGAGCCAGTTGCACAGGAAGTGAACCCACAAGTTAAAAGGGCAAAGAGTAAGAAAGCTCAAGGTGAGTATGCAAAAGGTAGCTCACAACTAAGAGTACCTTTAAAGCCAAGCGTTAATACTGGACAGTCAGGTCCAGCCGGAGGAATTAATAAATGACAACCGCACGTGAGAGATACAATCAACTATCAAGAGACAGGAGACAATTCCTAGACAAAGCAGTTGATTGTTCAGAACTCACGTTGCCGTACCTTATACAAGACGATACATCGTCTAAACCAAACCACGAATCCTTGACGATTCCTTGGCAGTCAGTTGGAGCTAAGTGTGTAGTGACTCTTGCAGCAAAATTAATGCTTGCAATACTACCTCCACAAACTAGCTTCTTCAAATTGCAAGTAAAGGAAGATAAGTTAGGAGAGATATCTAACGACCCAAAGATAAGAGGTGAACTTGATTTATCTTTCTCAAAGATTGAGAAGATGATCATGGATTACATTGCTGCTTCAAATGATCGAGTGACTATACACCAAGCACTTAAGCATTTGATAGTAGGAGGTAATGCACTTTTATTTATGGGTAAAGATGGTATTAAATCTTTCCCACTTTCAAGGTATGTCGTTAACCGAGATGGTAACGGTAACGTTTTAGAGATAGTCACTAAAGAATTAATTAGTAGAAAGGTATTAGAGTTTGATATTCCAGAACCCGTACCCAACTCAGTAGTAGATGAAAGTCAGAACAGTGATAAGGATGACGTTGAAGTATTTACTTACGTCAAGCTAGTAGATGGTAGATGGCAATGGCACCAAGAAGTATTTAATAAAATAATTTCTGGTAGCAAAAGCACAGCACCAAAGAATGCAAGTCCTTGGTTGGTTTTGAGATTCAATACTGTAGATGGAGAAGACTATGGAAGAGGGAGAGTCGAGGAGTTCCTTGGCGACCTTAAAACATTAGAAGGTTTATCCCAAGCTCTAGTTGAAGGAAGTGCAGCCGCAGCAAAAGTAATATTCTTAGTCTCACCTTCCAGTACAACCAAACCACAAACCATTGCGAAAGCAGGGAACGGAGCGATAGTACAGGGAAGAGCTGAAGATGTACAGGTAGTACAAGTTGGTAAAACTGCTGACTTTGCAACTGCTGCCAACATGACTCAGACTATTGAGAAGAGATTGTTAGAAGCTTTCCTTGTGATGAACATTAGGCAAGCCGAGAGGGTAACAGCAGAGGAGGTTCGCCTTACTCAGTTGGAACTAGAACAACAGCTCGGCGGGATCTTCAGTTTGTTAACTGTAGAATTCCTCCTACCCTATTTGAATAGAACACTACTGGTATTACAGAGAAGTAATCAGATACCAAAGCTTCCTAAAGATATAGTTAAACCTACAATTGTTGCAGGTATTAATGCATTAGGACGTGGACAAGATCGTGAAAGTCTTACAGCTTTCATTGGTACTATCGCTCAGACATTAGGTCCAGAAGCGTTGATGAAATATGTACAACCATTAGAAGCAATAAAAAGATTAGCTGCTTCGCAAGGTATAGATGTACTGAACTTAATTAAGACTCAGGACCAACTAGATCAGGAGATGCAACAGCAGCAACAACAGATGCAACAGAAATCATTACTAGATCAAGCTGGTCAATTAGCTGGTACTCCATTGATGGACCCACAAAAAAACCCAGCACTGATGGAAGGGATGACTGAAGAAGCACCTGAAGAAGAATTACCACCCGAAGAATAAACTATGTCAGAAACATTTACAGTAGACACATCAACTGAGTCTGAAGTTCTTACGGCAGAAGAACAAGACTCTCTAGAGGTTGGTGAAAAATTAGTAGCTGAACAAGATTCACTATTAGCTGGTAAGTATAAGAATGCCGAAGAATTAGAAAGTGCTTACATTGAATTACAAAAGAAATTAGGAGGAGATGATGGGATACAAGAAGGGGAAAAGACCGAAGAAGTAACTGAGGAACCTGAAGAAGATAACCCAGCAATGTCTCTTATCTCTGAAGCATCTGCTGAGTACTATGCAAATGAGAACTCTTTGACTGATGAAACTATTGAAAAGTTTTCAGCAATGAGTAGTAAAGAATTAGTTAATGCATATGTTCAGTCACTTAAGAATGCACCAGCTCCTGAAGCTGCTAGTGCTGAAGTAGATATGACTGACGCACAAATTAATCAAGTACAAAACTCAGTAGGTGGAGAGAAGCAATACAACCAAGTAGTTACTTGGGCAGGAGAAAATTTACCACAATCTAAATTAGATGCTTTCGATAATCTAGTTAGCACTGGGAATACTGGAGCTATTGAACTAGCAGTTGCTGGTTTAAAAGCACAGTATGACAATGCCAATGGATACGAAGGAAGAACATTACAAGGTAAACCTGCTAAAGCAAATGCAGATACTTTCCGTAGTCAAGCTGAATTAGTTCAAGCTATGGCAGACGAAAGATACGATAGAGATCCTGCTTATAGACAGGATGTAATCGAAAAACTTAATAGATCAGATGTCAACTTCTAAAAAAAAAACTCTTTGGCAAGACATGCTAAAGATTAAATCTACTCTTAGAGATCAAAAAAAAAAGAAAGATAAATTAATTAAATCACTTAATAAATAATGTCACCCGAAAACATTTACGCAAACGAAACTCCACCAAGAGTTATTGAAAACTATCCAATTAACACTAATCCTTTTATGACTAATGAAGCGGAACGCTTTAACGGCTGGGCTGCAATGCTTGGTTTCGTTGCTGCTATTGGCGC